AGCTAATACAATTACCTCAGCAATGAACAGATCGTTTATATCAAAAACCTCTAGAACTCAAGGAAAAGTTGTAAAAAGTTACTTTAATCCTTTTGAGTTGATACCAATAGAAACCTTAATGAACATGTCTGGAACATTGACCGCAAGTAAGATACTTGAACCAGAAGACATTCGGGACATGCTAGGAAAGAAGGTATTACCAGTAACTCAAAATGAACAAGTAATTCCAGAAGAGGAATATCAAGAAGAGGAGGAATAAAATGAAATACGACTTTCAAGGATGGGCCACTAAAAACAATGTTCAGTGTTTAGATGGAAGAACCATTCTACAAGATGCTTTTAAGGACAACGACGGAAAAAAAGTACCTATTATTTGGAATCATGATAGGTCTGCCCCAGAGAACGTTCTTGGACACGGATTTTTAGAAAACCGTCCAGAAGGTGTGTGGGTATATGGAATGTTTAACCAATCAGAAAAAGGATGCATTGCTAGAGATCTTACACATTCAGGAGATTTAGATTCACTTTCTATATTTGCATCAATATTACAAAAAGACGGACCTAGGGTACAAAAAGGTGATATAAAAGAGGTTAGTCTAGTGTTAGCTGGAGCAAATCCAGAAGCAAAAATTGAAACCGTTATTCAACATAGTGATGGTGGACCTGAAGAAGCATATATACGCTTTATATCAGCAGACACTAAGCTTATCATGGACTGTGATCAGATTGTCCACTCAGCAGAAAGCAAGGAGGATTTACAAATGGCATCAGCAAAAGAAGCTACTTTAGAAGAGATTGTCGATTCAATGAGCGACGAACAACGTGACGCTCTAGTATATCTAGTAGCACAAGCAATGGAAGAACCAGAAGACGACAATGAAAACGAGGACGAAGAGGAGGATGATATGAAACATAATTTTTACGAAGGAAACAACAACACTGGAAATGAATATCTATCACATGCAGCAGAATACTTAGCAGCAGCAAACGATGCAAAAAGATTTGGTTCAATGAGAGAGGCTTTTATTGAGCACGGTATCACAAATATTGATATTATGTTCCCAGATGCTATGGATGTTATGGGTCCACAGTTAGTATCTAGAGATATGACCTGGGTTGATAATGTTATGACCAAAACTCACCACACACCATTTTCAAGAATTAAAACTGTTGTAGCAGATATTACAGAAGCTGAAGCAAGAGCTAAGGGTTACATCAAAGGCCACTTGAAGAAAGAAGAAGTATTTGCTCTATTAAAAAGATCTACTGGACCTACAACGGTATACAAGAAACAGAAATTAGAAAGAGATGATGTAATTGATATCAAAGACTTCGATATCATTGTCTTCTTAAAAGCAGAAATGAGATTGATGCTTAATGAGGAAATTGCTAGAGCATTCCTTGTTGGTGATGGTCGATTAGCTGATTCAGAAGATAAGATTAAAGAAGATTGTATCAGACCTATTTACAAAGATGCTGATCTGTACTCAGTAAAAGTTCGTCTTGAAGCACCATTAACCGCGGTTGGCGATGACCGAGCAAAAGCATTTATTAAAGCAATTACCAAAGCAAGAAAACTTTACAAAGGATCTGGCAGCCCTACAGGATACTTCCCAGAAGATATTATTACAGACTGCTTATTGTTGACAGATACCACGGGTAGAGATATCTATGACTCCATTGACAAACTTACCACAAAGTTGAGATTAAAAGAGATTGTTCCAGTTCCAGTAATGGACGGTTTAACTAGAATCGATGCAACAAAGACTTATGAGCTATTAGGCATCATTGTTAACTTAACTGACTACAATGTTGGTACAGATAAAGGTGGCGAAGTAAACATGTTTGACGATTTCGATATCGACTACAATGCTAACAAATACCTTATTGAATCTCGTTGTTCAGGGGCTTTAGTTAAACCTATGTCGGCGCTAGTAATCGAAATGGAAGTTACTCCAGCTCAAGGTTAGTAGGAGGAATTCAAAATGGCTAAGTTTTCAGGAACAATAGGATATTCAATAACTACAGAGACGTCTCCCGGGGTATTTACTCCGGGAATTGCTTATAGACCATGCAGAGGGGATGTGATATCAGACAGGAGACGAAATGATTCTGGTTCAGAGATTATAGACTCTTTAAAGGTTACCAACAGATTTAGTGTAGTATCAAATCTTTATCTGTTATCTAATCTTGGAAGTATGAAGGTTATAACCTATCTAGGAGTAAAATGGAAGATAGCCAGCTTTGAATACTTAAGGCCTCGAATAATAATTGAGACTGGAGGAATTTATAATGGCGACTAGGAGACTAGCTCTGCATAAATTACTTAAAAGTATAGCTGCAGAGATACCTGGAACAGTTGTATATTTTCAACCTCCAGAAGACACAAAAATGACTTTTCCAGCAATAAGATATACAAAGTCTGTAAAGAAAAATACTCAGGCCGATAATAGAGTATATTCCCAGCAGCAATTTTATGACATAATAGTAATTGAACACGACCCAGAAAAACCCCTGGCAGATTTAGTTTCTAAGTTTCCAGGAGTCCAATGTGGCACAAGTTATAAAGCTAATAACTTATATCATGAGCCATTCACAATATATTATTAAGGAGGATTTAAAATGGCAACACAAAAACTATCTTGGGACAATACCGGAGAAAGATTATGGTCTACTGGTATTGAGAGTACAGCACTTTATCCAATGGATTTAGTAACAAAAACATATCCAAAAGGAGTTGCTTGGAATGGTGTAACATCTATTTCAGAGTCTCCATCAGGAGCAGAGTCAAATCCAAAATATGCAGACAACATTAAATATGCAGATGTTATCAGTAAAGAAGATTATGCAGCAACAATTGAAGCATTCATGTCACCAAAAGAGTTTGACGCTTGTGACGGAGCAGCAGAGATTATTCCAGGTTTAACTGTAAGACAACAGATGAGAGTTCCTTTCGGATTAGCTTACAAAACAAAAGTTGGAAATGATGTTGAAAATGAAGACTTTGGATATGTATTGCATCTTGTATATGCATGTAAAGCAGCTCCATCAGAAAGACCTCATCAAACGATCAATGAGGCAATTGAATTAGAAAGCCTATCTTGGGCACTCTCAACAACTCCTGAAAAGATTCCTGGAAAGAAACCATCAGCAGTTATGGAGATTTATTCAAAAACCATTGATCAAGCCAAACTGACAGCCTTTGAAACAATCTTGTTCGGGTCTGACACAGCAGCAGCAAGATTACCATTACCAGCAGAAGTAATTACACTATTAACCGTAGCTCAGGGATAATATTATACCCATGTAGGATTAGGGGTCTGTAGTGGGCCCCTTTTTTTAACAACAAAGGAGGATTTAAAAATGCTAAAAAGAACATTTAAATATACAGATTTTAACGGTGTAGAAAGAGAAGAAGATCACTTCTTTAATCTAACAGAGGCTGAAATTGTAGAGCTTCAAACAGGAACAGTTGGTGGATTTGCTGACGACTTAAGAAAAATTATATCCCTACAAGATCAGGTAAGTGTAGCAAAAACTATCAAAAAATTCATACTTGACTCCTATGGTGAAAAATCTGCAGACGGCAGACTATTTGTAAAGCTTGACCAAAATGGAAATAAGTTATCCAGATTATTTGAGTCGAGTGTTCCATACTCTCAACTGTATACAGAACTTATGTATGACGATGTTAAAGCAGCAGAGTTTATCAATGGAATCATTCCAGTTTCACTAACTCAGTCACAAGAATATCAAGAGGAGTTAAAGAAATTAGAAGTTCCACTAGTTCAATATCAAGCCCCAATAGTAGAAGTTGTTCCTGCACCACAAGCAAAAGAAGAATTCTTACAGAGGAGTAATCAATATGCTGCATATCCAACAGGACCTGTCGGACAGTGAGTTATGGGATGAAGCAGAAGGCGTGTTCTTGGTTGTACCAAAGATTGATCTGTATCTAGAGCACAGTCTTCTCTCAATTTCAAAATGGGAAGAAGAATTTTTAAAGCCTTTCATATCAGAGAAACCAAAAACTGACGAAGAATTTGAATACTATATAAAATGTATGGACTTAGATTACCAACTACGAAACATTGACAAGGATAAAGAATTATACCTATCTGCCAGGTTGTTCAACGGCGATGCCATAAACAAATATATAGAATCTTCCAGAACAGCAACCACCATAAAGCGTACTGGGCCTACTGGAAAAAGAGTTATAACAAGTGAACTAATATACTATTGGATGACAGCTTTTAGAATACCAACAGAATATGAAACTTGGAACTACAGCAGACTTATGACACTTATCGAAATATGCAACATAGAAGGTTCCTCTGATAAAAAGATGAGTAGTACTGAAACTATGCAAAGGCAAAAACGTCTAAATGAGGAACGCCGTAGACAGGCAGAAACGAAAGGAAAATAAAATGAAAACAAGACAAGCAGTAGTAACATTAGCTCAAACATGGATGGGTAAAAATGAGCAAGACGGATCATTCAAAAGCATCATTGATATTTACAATTCATTTTCCGGGCAGCTACCTAGAGGAACAAAAATGAGATATGATTGGGAGTGGTGTGCAGCATTCTGGTCAGCTTTAGCAATTTCTTTAGGATACACGGACATAATGCCAATCGAAATTGGATGCGGAGAACTAATAAATGCAGCAAAAGCAATGAATATTTGGCAAGAGAATGACGCATATGTGCCAGCACCAGGAGATGGTGTATTGTATGATTGGCAGGATAGAACAACCAAGGATAACACAGGTTGGCCAGATCATGTTGGCGTAGTAAATTATGTAAACGAACAAGCAGGATACTTTGTAGTAACTGAAGGTAATAATAGCAGTGCTGTTAAACAAAGAACTGTGTCAATAAATGGTAAGTATATTAGAGGTTTTATTACGCCAAACTACGACGTAGAAGCAACGCCAAGTCCAGTACTTCCTACAATTGGAAAGTCAGTATCTGAAATTGCACATGAAGTCATTGTTGGTAAATGGGGAAGTGGCGAAGCTAGAAAGCAGTCATTGGCCGCATCTGGTTATGATGCTCAGGAAATTCAAAATGAAGTAAATAGAATCCTAAACGGAAGTACCCAACCAGTCCCAGTTGCTCCTGTACCAGCACCGACCCCAGTACAACAGACTATAACTGCTACGTGTTCCGCATCGGTGTTGAATCCATCATTAGCAGGGGCATACGTTACAACAGCAAATTTATATTGTAGAAATGATGCTGGAACAAACAAGAAAGCCTTGGTTCAGCTTCCAAAGGGTACACCAGTAAGATGCTATGGATATTATTCTGTTAACAACGGTGTAAAATGGCTATATATTCAAGCAGAATTAAGTGGTGTATTATACACGGGATTTAGTTCCATTCAATTCCTAGCATATAGATAAGGAGATATTGTAATGATAGAGTTTAAACAAAAGGGCGACTTTAAGAGTCTTAGTAATTTCTTTGAAAAAGCGCGAGAATCTGTGCATATTGGAAAGTTAGATAAGTATGGCAGAGAAGGCGTAGCCGCCCTTTCGTCAAAAACTCCAGTAGACACTGGATTAACAGCAGAATCTTGGTATTATACGATTACGCAAACAGAAGGGCAGGCAGTTTTATCCTTTCACAATAGAAATGTTGTTAATGGAGTGCCTATAGCAATTGTCATACAATATGGACATGCCACTAGAAACGGTGGATGGGTAGATGGTATAGACTACATAAACCCAGCAGTACAACCGATATTCGCTAAAATAGCAAAAGAAGCTTGGAGGGAGGTGCTAAAGTAAGATGAGTAAACAAGTTGACCAGAAAGTACTAGAAATGAAATTTGACAATAGCAATTTTGAAAAAAATATGTCTAAGTCAATGTCAACATTAGATGCAATAAAAGAGAAACTAAAATTCAAAAATTCTAAAGAAGGTTTCGAAAATGTAACCGATGCCGCAAAGAAAGTTAATCTACAACCTATGGCTGCAGCAGCCGAAGCCGTACGAGTAAAGTTCTCAGCAATGGAAGTAATGGCAACCACAGCTCTTGTTAACATAACCAATCAAGCGGTAAATACTGGAAAACAATTAGTTAAATCTCTTACGGTAGAACCAGTATTCACAGGATTTAAAGAATATGAAACACAGATAAATGCTGTTCAGACAATTCTTGCAAATACCTCATCTAAAGGAACAACAATAGATCAAGTTAATGCAGCCTTAAATGAACTTAATACTTATGCAGATAAAACCATATACAACTTCACGGAGATGACTAGAAACATAGGAACTTTTACGGCCGCAGGTGTAGACTTAAAAACCTCAACTGAAGCAATTAAAGGTATCGCAAACTTGGCAGCAGTATCTGGATCAACCTCTGAACAAGCTTCTACGGCAATGTATCAATTATCACAGGCCCTATCCTCAGGAACAGTAAAGCTAATGGACTGGAATTCAGTTGTTAATGCCGGAATGGGCGGTGAGGTATTTCAAAATGCCTTAAAAACTACAGCGAGACTTCACGGTGTAGCAATTGATGAGATGATAGATGCTGAAGGATCGTTTAGAGATACTCTTCAACAGGGATGGTTAACATCAGATATTCTTACAACAACCCTGAAAAAGTTTACAACGAGTGGAGTAAATGAATATTTAGCAAAGAATTCAAGTTTAACAAAAGAAGCAATAGCCAATATCAGAAAAGAAGCCGTGTCATATGATGCCGCTGCAGACGCAATAGCTGAGAAATCAGATCTTAATAAAACTGAAATAGCAGAATTAATTAGGATGTCTCAAGTAGCTGAAGATGCTGCTACAAAAGTAAAAACATTCTCTCAACTAAAAGATACAGTTAAAGAAGCAATCCAATCAGGATGGTCTCAAACGTGGATGACTATAATTGGAGACTTTGAAGAGTCAAAAGAATTATTTACAAGTATCTCAGACGTAATAGGAAAGATCGTATCAAAATCATCAGATGCAAGAAATAAAATGCTTGAGGGTGGAATGACCTCAAGTTGGGAAAAGTTAAAAAAGAAAGCTGTCGAGGCTGGAGCATCATCCGATGACCTTAGAGAAAATTTGGAATTAACCGCTAAAGCACATGGAATAGCAATTGATGACATGATAAAGAAAGAGGGTTCATTTAGTAAAACTCTTAAGAATCAATGGGTTACTACAGACATTCTTTCAGAAGCGATAAGAAAAACAACAGCCTTAAAATCAGCAGATATGACAAAAATGGCAGACGATGTTAGCGTTGCAAACTCAGAAATGAATACCCTAGCATCAACTATGGATAGAGTATCCGGAAGAGAACTACTTCTTCAGGCGTTATCAAACGTTCTAAAAAGTGTTGGAAGAGGAATTAATGCAATAGGAATGGCTTGGAGGGATATGTTCCCTAGGGCAACTGGAGAACAATTATATGGCCTAACAGTAAGCTTAAACAACATGTCAAAGAACTTAGTTATGGGCAGTGATGCTGCAGAGAATCTTAGAAGAACCTTTAGAGGGCTATTTGCAATAATTAATATTATTACCACAATAACCGGAGGGGCATTAAAATTTGGACTAAAGATGATAGCTAGACTATTCGGAATAGTTGACCTTGACATACTTTCTATGACGGCTTCATTAGGAAATGCTGCAGTTGATCTGAATGAATTTATATTAAACGGCAACATTGTAGCAAGAACTTTAAAGAAAATGGGACCACTATTCTCGGCAGCAGGAAGTAAAGTTCGAGAATGGTATGGTGAGTTTAGACAATCTCCAGCAGTAGTAGCAGCTTTAGACATAATAAGCAAAGCCTTTGAACGTTGCAAAAAAGCAATAAAGATAAGCTCCACGAACATGATGGAAGAAACCAAGCAGCTATATCACACATTAAAAAATCTTGATAATATAACATTTGATGACGTTATACAAGCTTTCAAGACATTTTGGGAATCTTTTGAAAAGAACTTCTTAGACACGGATCGAATCGTCAAAATGGTTAGGGGATCCTTTTCAGAATTTACAGAAACAGTGGATTCAAAATTAGCGGCATCAGGAAAGAGCATTGCTGGATTTAGAGATAAACTAGTTGAAGTTAGCAAAGACATACGAGGACGTCTATCAATGGGAGACATTCTTGGGGTAGGTCTAGGAGCAGGAGTAATCTTGCTTATGAAGAAGTTTCTGAATATCCTGGATAAAGTAACGAGCCCTATGGAATCATTTATTGGCGTATTGGATGGAGTAAAAGGAGCTTTAGGAGCATATGAGAAAAAGCTAAAGGCTGAAGCACTTGTAAAGATTGCAACAGGTATAATTATCCTTGCAGGAGCATTATTTATATTGTCCAAGATCCCAGTAAATAAGTTATGGTCTTCAATAGGGGCTCTAGCAGTAATATCAGTAATCATGGTTGGACTATCAATAGCCATGGACAAAACCTCAAAATCATTAAAAGGGTCCGCAAAGTCATCGTTATCTTTAGTAGCTTTTGGTATAGCATTATTATTAGTGGCAAATTCGCTAAAGGTTATAGCAGATATGCCTAGAGAGCACATATTAAGTAGTCTAGTAGTTATAGGGATTCTTATAGCTGGAATTGTTTTAGCCTCAAAAGGATTATCATCAGAAAAGAAGACTGTAATGACCGGAGCAGGAACATTAATAGCTTTTGGTATAGCCCTTAATCTTATGGTATCTGCATTTAACAAAGCAGGAAGTATCGATACTGGAACGGTTGGAAAGAGTTTAGTATTCATGGTCGGAGCAATGATCTCCATAGCAATCATGATGAAATCAGCAGCAAAAGTTGGAAAAGGTGCTGGATTATCAATGTTGTTAACCGTTGTAGCACTAAAAGCTTTCATTTCAGTCCTAGAGCAAATAGGGGCAATGGATACAAATGGAATAAAAAGAAACTTTGGAGTTATAGTTGCCATAGTTGCAGTGTTTAGCATAACAATGAAAAGCCTTGGATCATCCGGAAAAAATGCAGCAAAAGCAGGGATAGCTATTTTAGCAATGTCTGCGTCTCTTTTACTAGTTGTAAAAGCTATGAAAATGCTAGCTGAGATGGATAGTGCAGATGTTAAAAAAGGTGTAATAGCAGTTAGTGCTGTAATGTTAGTATTTGCAGTATTGATAAAGGCTTCAGAATCTTCAGGAGATAATGCTATTAAAGCCGGAATAATGATATTAAGCATAACCGCTTCTCTTGCAGCAATAACAGCATTAATGGTTGTCTTAGGTCATATGGATCCAGGAAGAATGGTACAAGCCTTAGCTGCAATAACTGTGTTAGGGGTGCTAATTGGGGCATTAATATTTGTGTCTAAATATGCAGCTAGTTCAAAAGGGGCAACAAAATCTTTGGCAACAATAACCTTTTCGATTGTACTTTTAGTAGGAGCTTTAACAGCATTATCTTTAATAAATCCAAAAGGATTAAAATCTGCTGGAACAGCTCTTGGTCTAATTGTAGGAACATTTGCAGCATTAGTCGTAGCATCAAAATTTGCGAAGGGTAATATAAAATCAATAGTGGCTCTTACTGGCGTTGTATATATGCTAGGAGCACTCATGATTCTGTTGGCAGCCTTAAATCCCAAAAAATCAATAGACACAGCAGAGTCAATGTCTACTCTATTAATTGCAATGTCCGCCTCACTAATAATATTATCACAAGTTAAAGCAAGCGTTGGCGTTGGATTAATAGCCCTTGTTGGAATGACCGCGATTGTTGGACTATTATCAGTGATTATTCTAAGTCTTCAAAAAATGCCAATAGGAAAAACGGTAGTTATAGCGGTGGCTTTATCAACACTGCTCATAGCCATGTCTACAGCGTGCTTAATATTAGGAGCAGTCGGCCTAATGGGTCCAGCAGCAGCAATAGGAATAGCATCACTATTAGGATTAATTGTTAGCTTTGGACTATTAGCTACTGGTATAGGGGCATTAAATACTTTATTCCCAGATCTAGAAAAGTTTCTTGACAAAGGATTACCAATTTTAGAAAAGATAAGCACCGGAATTGGAAAAGTACTGGGCGGGTTTGTCGGAGGATTCGTAGGATCGTTGTCAAATGCTCTACCCCCAATAGCAGCAAATCTATCAGAATTTATGACCCTTATAATGCCTTTTATTTATAATGTAAAAGCTGTAGATGATGAAGTACTATCGTGTGTTGGGAACTTATCAAAAGTTCTTTTAATGCTTACAGCAACAGAATTAGTAGCAGGGATTGCTAGCTTTTTCAATATGGGTAGCAAAACAACACTAAAAGATTTAGGAACTCAGCTTTCAGAATTTGCGGTTGGGTTTGTATCGTTCTCGAAGAAGGTCTCTGGAATAAAAGTCGATGAAACAGAGAAAGCAGCCAAATCAGCAAAAATATTAGCCGAAATGGTGGCAGCACTGCCTACAAAAGGCGGCTGGATGGAACGTATTCTAGGTAAAAAAGATACTCTAAAGAAATTCGGAGAATCGTTAGCTGACTTTGCCCCATCACTAGTCGACTTTGGAGAACAAGTTAGTACACTAAAAACTACAGGCATTGGTCCGGCAGCAACAGCTGGAAAGGCTCTAGCAGAAATGGCGGCGTGTTTACCAAATGAAAAAGGAGCCCTTGGATGGTGGGTCGGAAATAACGGAATGAAAAAATTCGGAGAACAGCTTGAACCTTTTGGTAAATCTCTAAAAACCTTTGGCTCGGATGTAGCCGAATTACCTAATGACAAGATTAAAGCCGCAGCAAAAGCAGGAACTGCATTAGCCGATATGGCAGGAAAGTTACCAAACTCAGGCGGAGCACTTAAGTGGTGGGTCGGAGATAATGGAATGGAAAAGTTTGGTACTGAGTTAGAATTCTTTGGAAGTTCCTTAAGTATATTTTCAGCATATGCGGTAAATATAGATACCCCAGCTATTAAAGCCGCAGCAAAAGCAGGAACTGCATTAGCCGATATGGCAGGAAAGTTACCAAACTCAGGCGGAGCACTTAAGTGGTGGGTCGGAGATAATGGACTTACGGATTTCGGAAAACAGTTAGAAGGATTCGGAACCTCTATGGCAAGATATTATAACTTTATATGTGCGTTCACACCAGAAAAAATGATTGCAGGGTTAACCCCAATATCAAAGCTATCAGACATAGTAAACTCTTTACCAGATAATAAAATATTCCAGTCTAAAATGACTCTATCTACTTTAGGAGGTCATCTAGAGCTATTTGGCGGAAGTATGAAAGTCTTCTATGACACGTTTAGCGACATAAAGATGTCTAAGATGGATGACGCAATAGGAAACGTAAAGGAAATTGTTAAGGCATTTACTAACGCAGCAGGAATAAACATTAAAGGCGCCGCAGCATTTGAAACGCTGATGAAATCATTCAGTCAAAAAGCAATAGAGAACTTTATCTCAGGATTCAGTCAAGGTAAAGCCTCTGTAAGTACTGCCATATCTGGGTTTTTCTCATCAGTAACCGCTAATGTAAAAACACAATCTCCAATGTTTATATCAGCATTCATAAATCCCCTGTCCCAATGTGTAATGAAAATTAATGAAAAAGGAGAAGCTTTCAGATCAGCAGGAAGTTTAGTAGCTCACCGATTTAGAGTTGGAGTTTCAGAGATGGATGTATCAACAATATTCTTAAATAACTTAGTATACACGGTATCTTTAATAAAGTCTCTAGCAACAGAGTTTTACGGTGCCGGTCAACACGTTGTTACAGGATTCACAAACGGACTAATGATGGGTAAGAAACCGTCTAACCAAGCAGGAGTAGCCCTAGCCAGAGCAACCTTAACAGGAGCTCAGAGAACTTTAGAAATAAAGTCTCCATCAAAAGCCATGGGCAGATTAGCGAACTTTGCTGTAGTAGGATATATAAACGACTTGAAAAATGGTGTAAAAGAATCATACCAAGCAGGAATAGACCTAGGAAAATCTTCAATAGATGGTGTAAAATCAGTATCATCTAAGATTTATAGCTTCTTAAGCGGAAATATTGACATAAATCCAACGATAACTCCAGTACTAGACCTATCGAAGGTTGCCGCAAGCAGTTCTAAGTTAAATACTATGATGAACTACTCAAAAACTATTGGTGTTAGTACAAGTATCAATGAATCAAAGCAGGCCGCTACACAAAATCAAAATGGACAGGTAGCTCCTACTAGCACTACAAAGGAATACAAATTTTATCAGAACAACTATTCTCCTAAGGCTTTGTCTAGGTTAGAAATATTCAGACAAACTAGGAACCAGTTGTCGATGTTTGGAAGGTTGGTAAATTAAATATGCTAAAATCTGTAACAGTAATCAATGGTCCAGAAAAAAGTTTGCTATTGACATTGGCTAACCCAGAAGCATCGGGATATCTAGTAACAGATATAACTGGGCTAGGTCCACAAAAAGCTAACATAAACATTTCTAAAAACGCCACAACTGACGGAGGAACGTTTAACTCAGCAAGTATTGGTGAAAGGAATATAGTAATTACTCTGATGTTTCAAGAAGAATTTTCTGCAGAAGATCTTAGACAGAAAACTTATGATCACTTCCCCGTTAAAAAACAACTACAATTAAAGTTTATAACTGATAATAGAACATGCATAATAGACGGGGTTGTTGAGTCTAATGAACCAATTATATTTAGTGACCAGTGCGGAACGCAGATATCCATAATATGTGCAAAACCATTTTTTAGATCAGAAGGAGAAGGAAACATAACAACTCTATACGGAATAACTCCAATGTTTGAGTTTCCTTTCTCCAATGAAAGTTTAACTGAATCATTACTAGAATTTGGCTCAGTCTCAACCATAGAAAAGGCTATAATAAAATACTCGGGAGATGCTGATATTGGAGTTGAAATATTTATAAAAGCTAATGGTCCCGCTACAAAGATAACCCTTTACAATGTACTTACTGCTGAAACAATGGTAATAGATACCGATCGACTAAAAACCATTACGGGCAAAGAGTTAATAGCTGGAGACGAAATAACCATAAATACTAGGGTTGGTCAAAAAAGAATAACCTTACTAAGAGATGGTGTAACAATTAACATATTGGCTTGTTTGGGAAGGTTTTCTAAGTGGCTTCAATTATCAAAAGGTGACAATGTCTTTTCGTTTTCAGCGGAAACGGGTAGAGAAAATCTATTAATAACTATAAAAAATGAGATACTATACGAGGGGGTTTAAAAATGCAAGTAGAACTACTGGATAATAATTTCTCCTCAGTAGAAATAGTAGAAATTTTTGATTCAATTATATGGGTTGATAAATTTAATGGTTATGGAACATTA